TAACAATAAAGAATACAGAAATAAACACAAAAAAAATGATAAGAACAAGAAGTAGGATTAGAAACCTGATAGATGAAATAGAAGCTCTATCACAATTAAGCATATTTGAAAACACTAGAAGAAGGGAAACAGTAGAAATAAGATCTCTATTCTATACTATATTAAGAAAGTTCTATAGGTTTAACCTAAGAGAGATAATGGAGATAGGAGAGGAATATGGATACTATATAACTCATGCTAGTGTAATTCATAGCTTAAAGTCTTTTGAAGTGTATAAGACATACAATAAAAACTTAGAGCAATGGTTTCATGCAATTATTGTTGATCTAGAAGATGATGTTGCTATGACTAGAATTGAGTTCATTAAACCTAAGTTGAAGTATTTATCTGAGCAAAATCTTTTAAAGTTATCAACAACTGTTAAAGAAATGTATGAAGAATCACTTATACAAATGAGAGAGGAAAGTTTACAAACTTGACATAAAATAGACAAAAAAGGAAATGGCAAAGGATAAAGGGAAATTTTTAGAAGTGTTTGCATCTAAATTAGGGAATGTAAGTAAGGCATGTGAAGCTGCTCAGATTAGCAGACAGACATACTATGATTGGATGAAAGATAAAGAGTTCTCTAACAAGATAGAAGAAGTAAGAGAAGGTCTATTAGACTTTGCAGAACATCAGTTATTATCTAACATAAAAGATGGTAAGACAGCTGAGATTCTATTCTACTTAAAGACTAAAGGTAAGAAAAGAGGTTATATAGAAAGACAAGAACTAGATACAGTAGGTGATAAGTTATTTGAAGTTAAGATACTGAAGAATGAAACAGATACAGACTAATGTTGTATTTGAACTACTAGAAAAGAATACATCTAAAATAACATGCTTACAAGGAGGTTCTAGATCAGGTAAAACTTACAATACTTTATTATGGATTATCTTCTCCTATTGTAATAAGAATACTGGGAAAGTTATAAGTTGCTGCAGAAAGACCATGCCCAGTTTGAAATCTTCCACCATTAGGGATTTTTTAGAGATACTTAGAAACAATGATTTGTATTCTGAGATCTATCATAACAAAACATCTAATGAGTATTGGTTAAATGGAAACCTAATAGAGTTCTTTAGCTTAGATATGGGATCTAGAGTAAGAGGTAGAAAGAGAGATCTCCTATTTATCAATGAAGCTAATGAGATTGATTATGAAGCATGGAATCAATTACTATTCAGAACAGATGGTAGAATTATAATTGACTACAATCCTCATGATCAGTTCCATTGGATCTATGATAAAGTATTAGAGAGGGATGATGCAACTCTACACATATCAACATTTATGGACAATCCATTCTTATCAGAAAACTTAAAGACTGAGATTAAAAGATTAAAAGATACAGATCATGATTACTGGTTAGTCTATGGATTAGGACAAAGAGGTCAAAGCAGATCATTAGTATTTAAGTTTCATATATGTAATGAAATTCCTGAAACAGCTAAACTTGTCTCTAGAGGATTAGACTTTGGATTTGCCTCAGATCCAAGTTCAATGTGTGAAACTTATATAGATGGTGATAACATGTATTCTAAGGAGCTTTTGTATAAGAAAGGATTAACTAATCAAGATCTTGCTTTAGAGTTTGTTAAACTGGGTTTAGATAGAAGGGATGAAATCTTTGCAGATAGTTCAGAACCAAAATCTATAGAGGAGATTCATAGAATGGGATGGAATATAAAAGGTAAGAAGAAATATGAGATCAATTATGGAATAGACCTGATTAGAAGATACAAGCTGCATATAACAAAGGATAGTACTAATGCAATCAAAGAACTAGAAAGCTATAAATACATAGAGGATAGAAATGGAGATCCAACTAATAAGCCAGTTGATAAGTTTAATCACTTCTGTGATAGCTTAAGATATTCTGTAGTTCATAAACTATCCTATCCTAATTATGGTAGATATGCTATAAAATAAAAAAGAGGGGAGATCCTAGAACCTCCACCTCTGTACACATGATGTGCCATTAAAACTAATCAATATGAAAAAACACTACATTGAATCTATTAAGTTGGAAAGGATTACCAAACCAACTACAAGAATCCAAAGTAATACTGTTACCAACCATAAAGGTAGTGTAAAATGTTGAGTTAATTCTTTTAAGTCTTTTATTATTTCTTTCATAATTAAAATTCTAAGTTTTTATATTTTTCTATAATCTGTTCATTTGTAGAATCATCAATGTAATAAGTATAGCCATTGATTTCTATATATACTGAGCTGTTTGATCTGACATCTATTTTCATAATTATATAGTTTGTCCCATTAATGTATTATTCTTGATATCATTTGCCCAAGTTGAATACATATCAATTAACTCATCATATGTTTTAAAATAAGTTGAAGTGTAAGGGAAATCAGAACCTTTTAAAGCCCAAACTTTGTAGTAAGTTTTTCTACAATCTGTTACTATTTTAGTAATTTTTGCATTTAACACAAAACCATCTTTTTGTTTTAATGTAAAATGGTGCTGAGTAGTTAGTGTTTCTTGACCTATTGAACAATATTCAGTATGACCAAAATCTTCTTTTTTTATTAATTTTAAATTTTTCATAATAGTGTTTTTCATATTTATAGTGTAAATATAATACATTATTATATAACTACCAAACTTCTTGAAAACTTTTTTTAAAAACTTTTAGATAAATGTATTATATAGGTATGGAAATAGAGGTTAAAGTGCCTGAGAACTTATCTGAAATAACTCTAGGACAGTATCAGAAATATCTAAAGATACAAGAAGGAGATAATGATGAGATGATGATAGCACAGAAAATGATAGAGATCTTCTGTAATATAGAACTTAAATATGTTACTAAGATGAGATGGAAAGATGTCCAAGAGATAACACTAACATTAAGCAACATGTTTGAGGAGGATAGTAAATTCATTAAGATGTTTACTCTAGATAAAGTTCAATATGGGTTTATACCAAACTTAGATGAGATTACATTTGGAGAATTTGTAGATCTAGATACCTACTTAGGAGATTGGCAACAAATGGATAAGGCTATGTCTGTTTTATTTAGACCAGTAGATATAAATGTCAGAGGAAGATATAACATAAAGGAATATGATGGTACAATGAATGAGCATCTAAAAGAAATGCCTTTATCTATTGCCTTAGGTGCTGTTTTTTTTTTGCTGAATTTAGGGAAAGAGTTATCTCAAGTTATGATGGACTATTTGGACAAGGGAGTTCTGAAGGATCATTTACAAGTCAAGGAGGGTTTAATGCAAAATGGAATTGGTATTCATCAATTTACACAGCAGCTCAAGGAAACATTGAAAAGTTTGAATATATCACAAACCAAAAAGCACATAAAATTTTAATGTATTTAGAATATGTTACAGAAAAATCAATATTAGAAAGTCAAAAATTAAAGAAAAGTTATGGCAACAAGTGATAAAGGAATAAGAGGATTTTACTTAGTATTAACAACACTTAAAGAGGAGCTGTTGTCTAATCCAAGTATAAAGACTTGTACATTTGGAGATATAACAGATGTTGATTTACAGAAACAAACCATATTTCCATTAGCTCATATGATTATAGAAGGAGCTACAAATTCAGAAAAAACATTACAGTTTAATTTTACAGTTCTTACAATGGATCAGATTGACATAAGCAAACAACTTGATGATGATGTATTTACTGGCAACACTAACACACAAGATATTTTAAATACTCAACTAGCTGTTTCAAATAGAATGGTTAGCAGACTTAGAATAGGAGCATTATCACAAGATGGCTATGAATTAGTAGGAGATCCTACTTGTGAACCTTTCTTTGATAGATTTGAAAACATCTTAGCAGGATGGGCAACTACTTTTACAGTACAAATATTAAATGATATAAGTGTTTGCTAATGGATTTTAACAAGACAAAGAAAGCATTACAAGATTTTGGAAAGAATGTAGTTATTGCTGCAAGAAAGAATCTTAAAAAGAAAAGGATCAGAAGGAATGGGAAGTCATATCCTTTAGTAGCCTCAGGACAATTAGATAAATCAGTAGATGATAAGCTAAAGGTATCTAGTAATTCATTTCAATTACAATTTATGTTTTTAGATTATGGTTCATACTTAGATGCAGGGGTTGATGGAAAGAAAACAAAATATGGACAAAGAAAATATGGTTTAAAAACATTTAGCTATAAGACTAAAATGCCTCCTATAGCATCAATATTAAAATGGACTAATAAGAAAAGGTTAAGATTAAGAAATAAAGAAACTGGAAAGTTTATGAAAGGTGGTCAGCAGAGTTTAGCCTTCCTAATAGCTAGATCTATTTTTATGTATGGTAAGAAACCATCATACTGGTTTAGTGATGCATTTGAATCAGCTTACAAAAAACTACCTCAAGAATTAATAGATAAGTATGCTCTTGATGTAGAATCATTTTTAGACTATACAACAAACAAATAACATGGCAAATTACTTAGTAAGACTTAGATCACCTTTTTTCTTAAATGAAACATCACAATCAGCATCAGGTTCAGCAGACCTTTCAATTAAAATAAATAGTGTTAATCAATATGTTATTTCAAAAAACACAAACTCTAACAATGTAGTCTTTGAGGTGTCAGAATTGATAAAAGACTATTTAGATGTTACATGGGATGGTGTATTTCCATATAGCACAACTACAAAAAACAGTCTAGTAATTACAGCAGAAATTGATATTAACTTTTTTACTGGAACTAAAGAACAAAGAGCTATTGCAGCACAAAGTTCTAGTCAATTAATTGAACATAATATATATGGATTTGATGCTTATAGTGAATTTAATGAAGGTTCTAACAAGCAATTAGTTGCAGGACAACTATTACAATCAAACACTACAATGTATCTTCCTGAAACTGGAGCTGCATATGTCCCATCTGAATCATCTAATGGTGTAACTTATACAACAATTCCTGATACATTAGCAGATGGAGGAACTCAGACAATAGCAGGACTTCCAATAACTGTTAGAAGGATATGTGAACCAGTTTACAATATTTTAAAAGTTATATTCTTAAACAAGTTTGGAGCTTTACAAGAGTATTATTTTAATAAGAAGAATGTTCAGTCTTTAAGTACAAATCAAAAGAGTTACAAATCAACTATAATTTCAGGATCAACATATTCACCTTTAGATCATCAAAAATTACAATACAACAAACAAGGATCTGAAACAATCAGAATGAATACTGGTTATGTAGATGAGGGACAATTTGAACCTATAAAACAAATAATGCTATCTGAATTAGTTTGGGTACAAATAGGATCAGTAGTTTCTCCAATAAATGTTGTAACTAATTCTTTAGAAAAGAAAACACAGATAAACAATAAACTTGTCAATTATAGTTTAGATTTTGAATTTGCATATGACATCTTAAACAATGTGAGATAATGAATGGATATGAATTATACATTAATAATCAGAGAGTAGAAATATTTGAAGATGAAAGCCTAAGTCTTAATCAAACAATTCAAGATGTTAGGGATGTTTCTAAAGTGTTTACAGACTTCTCAAAACCTTTTAACTTACCTGCATCAAAAGAAAACAACAAAATATTCAAACATTATTATAGATTTAATTTAGCAACTGGTACATCATTTGATGCTAGAAAGAAAGTTCCTGCTAGAATAGAGTTAAATACAATACCATTTAAAGAAGGACTTTTAAGATTAGAAGGAGTATCAATAGAAAACAATCAACCTAAATCATACAAGGTTACCTTTTTTGGTAATACAGTTACATTAAAGGACACATTAAGAGAAGATGAAATCAACTCATTAAACTGGCTAGACAATTTTAATACTACATATAGTGCATCACAAGTATTAAATCTTTTAACTACAGAGGATGGTTTGGGAGGTACATCAGGTGTCACAGTAGATGATTTAGGAACTAATGTAACTTATTACAAATCAGTTATCTGTCCTTTAATATCTAACTCAGCTAGATTATATATGGATGGAGGTATAACAGTTCCATATCAGAATGCAGATGGTTCAGAAAATTTAGAGCTAGGAGGAAACTTAGCACCAACTAATGCAGGATCAGAAACTGCTGCAGATGTACATGGGGTGTATTTTGAAGATTTAACTTATGCTATTCCAGTTCACTTAATTGTAAGAGCAATACAAAATCAATATACATCAATCAGATTTAGTGATGATTTCTTTAGTTTAACAAATGGTCCAGAGGGTTATAAAAAACTCTATATGCTTTGTCAAAATACAGAGGGTAGGCAGTTTGAAGATATGGGGACAGCTCTAAAACAAGTATCAGGGTTTAGCACAGCACAAGCATTAAATAATAAACTAGCAGTTACATTTAATGCAATTTACATTCAAGGGTTACCTGAAAGAGATTTTATAACTGGTGTGTTTAGTTTTCAAGCTACCTCAGCATATCCTGATTTTACAATTAGAGTAAGAAGGGGTGGCACATCAGAAGTATTTTCACAAAACTTTACTGGAGGAACTAATACAACTGGCTCATTTACTGTGTTTATGTATAACACATCAGCAGGTTATACAATAGAAATTGAAACTACTACAGCTTTTCAATTATCTAATTTTACTTTTCAAGCAAGTGATTCAAGTGGTAACAGCTCTAGCCATCAACTTACAAATGTAATTATACCTCTTGAAAAAGAATTTATAATTAAAGACCATCTACCATCTCTAAAAACAATAGATTTTATTAGTGGATTGTTTAAAATGTTTAATCTAACAGCCTTTGAAAAAGATGGAATTATACATGTAAAAACTTTAGAGGAGTTTTACAATTCAGGTTCTATTAGAGACATTACAGAATTTGTTGATCCAAGTTCTAGTGAAATAGATAAAGCATTGCCATATGAAGAAATTATTTTTAAATATAAAGACACAGATACAAGGTTAGCAAAACAACACAGTCAGCTAAGTGGATCAGATTGGGGTTCATTGAAATACAACAATAGTGAATTACTAGATAGTAATAACAAAGTATTTAATGTAGAGCTGCCATTTGCACATTTAAAATATGAAAAATTATTAAATGGTAGTAATGAAACAGAAGTACAAGTAGGATGGATGGCTAATGAAAATGGAGAACCTTACTTTGAAGATGCAGTTTTGTTTATTCCAATATTTCAACAATCAGCTAATGATATAAGATTTCTAGAACAGAAAACTGGAACTGGAGGAATAAATGACTTTGGTGAATTTTGGATGCCAAGCAATTCAGTAAGTATTCAACCTGAAGTAAATAAAGAAAACATACATTTTAATTTAGAGTTAAATGAGTTTACTAATAGTACTGCTTTTGATCAAACATTATTCTTAAAATATTATAGGTTTTATATTCAATCAGTATTTAATAGATCTAAAAGACTAACAAGACTAAATGCAAGATTACCAAAAAAGTTTATTTTAAATTACAGTTTAGCAGATAGTGTAACCATTAACAATGAGTCTTATAAAATAAACAGTATAACAACAAATCTATTAAGTGGTGAGAGTCAAATGCAGTTGTTAAATGAAACAGTTGATGTAATACCTAGCATTAATCCTGATACTGGAGGTGGTGATACAACTCAACCTGAAGGAACTCCTGAAACTAATGTGCTTTACTTTGAGGATTGTGCTAACTCAGGAACTTTTTATGAATCATCTTCTACAATAGCAAATTTTAATTTTGTAAATAATAGAAGGCTAACAGAAGGTGGAAACTTTTATATTGTTAAAGGAAATATAGGACCAGGAACTTACACAGCAAAAACAGTTAGTGATACTGGATTCTCAGGATGTCCTGAATCAACTACTCCTCCTACATTATATTATGGTTTAAAGAGGTGTTCAGATAATGAGAGTACTTTTAGAACATCAACAGCAGTAACAAATCCTACATATGCTATAACAGAAAAAGTAGAAGATTCTAATAATGTTGCATATGTGATTATTAATAGTAATACAACAACTTCAACTATTGTAAATAATACATCAGGACAGCCAACTGTAGTATCAGCAAAAACTGTATCAGCTTTTAGTCCTAAAGTATATAATTGTACACAAGGTCCAACAACATATTATTATAGTTTAACAAGATGTGATGGTACTGGAACTGTTTTATATGGTTTTAGTGGTACATCAGGACTTAGTGGGAGCAGAACATACA